GATGGCTTTATTTTCACTCACAAGGGCATTGTTCTTCTCTCGCAGATATGCGTTATTGATTCGCACCTTCACAATGATGCTATCTTGTTCGGCAATTATGATGGAATCCGATGTCACAATCTTACGAAGAAGCGTGACTTGTTCTCTTGCAATCGCACCTTTGACCAAATAGTGGTTGGCTTGTTTGATTGTATTTGTATCAACAAGGACTTGTCCATAACTGGTCAACGGAAGGAGCAGAATCAACAAGAATCTCATCTTACAAAGTAGCGTTTTTCTTCGTTTGTTTTTCCTTCTCTGCGATGAGCTTGTCAAGATACCACTTTGCCTTGTACAAATCTTCCAGTCCGTTTTTGTCCTCACATCTCCAAAGGTACTTAATCACATTTGCGGTGCAGACGGCAATGAGTCCCTTCTTCCTGATGGTTGCTGACTCAATTGCATCAATGCACTCTATATCCCCTTGCTTGTAGTGTGTTGGGTTAATTGCATCCATTGTCTCACAAAGGTATAGTAACTCTCTTCAATCACGATGATGTGTCCTCCTGTCATAAATAGTTGCGTATTCTCAAAGAACGCACAAGCAGCGACAATGTGTTGCTCATTTACAAATCCATCTTCCAAGATTTGCACAATCTCCGGTTCAATCCCAACAGATTCAAGCCAAGAGTCGTTCTTTTGTTCCAGTATGATTTGCACTTTCATCATAATGTCTTGTGCGTGTATGCGTGAATCTTGCGTGTTGTTGCCTTGTCTCGGAATGGTTTGAGAATTAACCAGCGACCTCCGATTGGTTTTGGACTTGCACCTCTTTCAATGTGCCACCCCTTTGATCCATCTCCGTATTCTTCTTTGTATGCTGAAGTTCTAATCATCAAGATGTCCCTCAATTGAACGGTGTCTTTAGTCGTCAACTCTTCCACCGTGTAGGTCATCTCATAGTCCTCGTGAACATGCCCCATCCAAATCGCATCCGCTCCCTCTACATTGACGCTCATTCGGTTGTGCTGGATAGTGCCACGAGTTACCGCACCACCTCCGCCAAATCCGTGCATATACTTAATTTTGAATGACTGCGTACTTGAGCCATCGTCAAACTGGATGCGAATCCATCCACCATATCCTCCCACCTGAATATCCGAACCGGTCTTGTAATTTAACAAGGTCACAAAGCGTTCAATGATGTCCGTCTCTTGGCGTTTTAAGATGGCGGTCTCGTGATTGCCATAAGCAACCAACTTGATGAGATGTGCGTAAGGGGTAAACCAATCAACTGCGGTGTTGATGATGGCATCAAAGTAGTTTGCAGAGTTGTGTTCAGGACGGATGTCGCTCTTGGATTTGCGTGGATCGTATGCACCTTGCATCAAACAAAACAAATCTCCGTTGATAAGTATGTCGTGATTCCCTTTGAGTGCTTCATCAAGATGCTTTTTCAACAACTCCCGGTCACACTTGGGATTGTCCCAATGCAAATCGGAGATAAGAAGGACTTTCGTTTCCTCCCATCTCTTGTCAATTCTCACTACATTGTTTTTTTTCATAGGGTGTCCAAGTGGATGTGAAATCCTATCGCCTTTTTCAAGCCCTCTGCTGAAGGTTTGAAGGTGTCAAGGTAGATAGTATCAAATGAGTTGATTCGTTTGATGAGCGTGTCTCTTACAAGTTTCTCTCTCTCCACGATTCTCTCGTGCATCTCCACTTGTATTGGTCGTTCAATGCGGACTGGTCTTTCTAAATTGAAGAAAGCCACAACCACGCTACACAGGAACAACGCAAGTATTAAATAGATAAGGAGTGTTGACTTGGAAGTTGATTGCATATCCTGAAAGAATGTCGGTTTTGGCATCGTAGAAAGGTGAAGCGTTGGAAGTCACTACCAATTCAAAGTCCTCGTCATCTTGGGTGTTGTCATCAATCAATGCAAATACATCTGCAATGATTTGTGCGGTGTCCGAAAGTATCTCAATAACATTGCTCTCGCTTTCAAACACACGATCCATCACCAACAAAGCAAAGTTGTAAGTCATCAAGTTCCCAGTGGTTGAAAGATTAAACCCATCAGGATACAACCAAACCAACGGATAATACTCAACATTCTCAACCGTTAGATTGGACTGCTGACCAACTCCGAACTTGCCGACCATCTTATGGCTTTCGGCTGCGGTTTGAATCTTTTTGATTATTTGGTTTAGTGTCATTCTTCAGGAATTTGAGAAGCTTTGCCTCGTTGTTTTTCTGCCACTTATTTGTCCTCGTTGGGGAAGTCATAATTCCAAAAGCAATCTTGTGAAGTTGGAAGATAGATGCCACCCACAAAAGCGGTGTTCTTTGGACGGATGGTGTCAATTGTATTGCCGGGATTCAAGAATAACGGATAGTCATTTGGGTTTGTACGCAAGTAATCACGCAAACGATTCGCATAATACTCCGCTTTATCACGGTATCTGCCTTCAATCATTGTCATCTCTTCCACGGATACGGCACGAGCGTTGTCACTCTCTCTTGATGCAACCGATTTGTTCATCAGTTTGAAAGTCATTGGAAGCATTGCTTCGGTCAATGTGTAGTATTTCAAACAAGGTGCGATGTATGAGTACAAAAGGGTTGTATTCAATTGAGTCAAAGTACCAGCGAATGCTTGTGTTTGCAACTCGTTGTAAATGCCTGAACCGATGACATCTCTCACATAAATCTCTTGAGCTTCTTTGATTGCTGACTTGAGCAATTTATCGTCAACATTCTCATTCAAAGGAGTGTTGTCCTTCAAATAGGTTGTTGAAATGAAGTATACAAAGTTGGTCATCGTTTAATTCTCCTCAATAATTTTTGAACCCAAATGTGTCTGCATTGTGGTGTGTTGACATCAAGTGTTGGATTGTGATACCAACCACCTCTGCGTTTCCAAACATCGTAACCCAACTCCGATGACATCATATTGATGTCCTCACGAGAATACACACGACCACTATTCACAACATCCGTGCAGAACTTACGAGATGTATCAATCAAAAGTCCTCCGCTGATACCCGGTGCAAGTCCGTATTGATAGCGAACTACCAATTCAGTTTGAAGGTTCTTGATTTCTTCCAATCCTTTTGGAGTTGTTTCTAATCCGTCCTCGTATGATTTAACCAATTCCGCTTTTGCAAGTTTGGCAATCGCATCTGCAACAACCTTTGCGTCAAGTTTGGTGATGTTTACAATGTCTCCAACCTGTAAACCTTTGTTCTCTTTCAACACATTCAAGATGGCAGATTCAATCGCATCGGCAAACTCAAATCGTGCCTCCTCAAACTCTTCGGCTTTCTCTCCGTATTTGTTGAATACAATCAAGTCACGCTCATCGTCCCAACCAAAGGGGTTTTGTTTTGACAAGACAACTGGTGCTGCACCTGATGGCAATGAATCTCCTCCAGCGATAGGCGGAAGGTTTGCCAATTGTCTCTTCTCGTTGATTGTCATATTTGACAATACATTGTTTGCAACCAAAGGACTCAAAGCGTTAATGGCATCGTTCAAAGAAGATTGCTGAACATCGGTAATTAATGGAAGCCCAAGTTCTTTCCGTGCTTCTTCGTTTGTAATTACACCAACGGTGAATAATGACTGATAATCCAATCCAATTGGTGGCTTGTTAATGGTTTCCAATCTAACTTGTGCGATAGGTTCAAGCAAGTACGAGAACACATCGTCAATCTTTTGTTGGCGTGGTTCAATGTATGCGTGATGAAACATCTCATAAGCTTCAATCAATTCCGTTCTGCCACCTAACTGCCCCTCTACACGCACTCCAAACAACATTGGAGAGTTGACCTTGTGTGCAACAAATATCTCTTGTTGTACGGTCTTATTCAGCAAATCAAATTGCTTGTCAAAATCCGATGGTTGAAGGTTGGAAATAACTGATTCCTTCTCGGTCGGATCGTTGTATTGAATAATTAAACCACCGGCATTGTCCGTGCCTTGATAGTTCTCCTTGAATCGTCTTGCAGTTGCACGAGCTTCTTCAGGTGTTGGGATTCCCTTGAACAACTGGATGTGAGTTTGTGCCGTGAATCCGTTCTTGATGCTATTCAAGTAGTAATTGGAAATCTCGGTATCAACCTCAATATATTTCAACGCCCCTACATAATCGGGAAGCGGATAAGTGCCTTCACCGGGACGATAGAACTGACAATAGTACAATTGCTTTGATTCTCTCGTGATGGGGTTGTAGGGTTGATAAGATATGCGTGGTGCTTTTGCATCAGTCCAATCTTCACAATAGATGTATTCACCCTCTAAACCTTTGCGAACATCCTTGAATGGGATGTGGTAGTATTCGGATGGTGCGGTCTTGGCTTTGTTCCAAATAACCTCCACGCAAAACCCATTGAACAACTCGGCATCGTATGCAATCTTTGCTTTGAGTTCCTCGTAGGTCTCATAAGCATTAATGTTCTTTAGTTTGGCTTCGGCTTTGGCGATGTCGGTGGTGTTTTGTCCGAAAACATCAGTACCAACACCAGCAATATAAGAAGCTTTTGCAGAAACGATGGCATTGTGCTTGGGTGATTTGTTAAATAATTCAACGAGAAAATCGGGATAGAGATTGTCTGCTCCGAAAGTCACGAACCCCTTTGCCTTGTTCTCCTTGAACACAGGTAGTTTGTTGTCGTGAAAATTAATCCTTTGGAATATCATCACCTACAAATAGCAATCAATCCTTTTTGTTTGAGAACTTGTCAATAGATGTGAATCCAAGACAAGCAATCACGATGAACTCAACTGCGGTCACCAGTTCAGGAGAAGGTACAATATCAGCTGGGGACAAACTATTATGAGCCATTGTGCCAAACAAAACAAAAGCACCGATGATGCCAACGAATCGTTTTGATGACATCTCTCCTTTGTCACCTGTGAAAATTTCTAAAATGCGTTTCATATGTCGGAAGATAGCAAAAGTGTGTATGTGAAAGAGTTTCCGTGCAAGGTCGCTGCCTTTTTGACAATAGCCATAAACGAATCAAAGTCCGCTGACTTCTTGAACACCTGACATCCCTCGCTCCAATTCTCAACATAGGTTGAATCTGCACCGGCTTTGTGAATGTTGATGCCGTATATTCCTTCAGTAATGACCTTCTCATCAAATGTCATATCCTTATTGCTATCTCGGTATACC